AAGTATCCCAGTCAGCACTAGAGTAGTCTGCAGGGAAGTCATACTGTCGCTGTCCTACTGTAAGTGTTTGTGTATATGTAGTCTTGAGGAAAGGCCACTCTTGACCGTTCTGTAGAATAAGTCTAATACTACTGTTAACTGCATCCTTAGCCAGAGCCTGAACGTTACGCACAGTGTCAAAGCCATCACCTGCAGTATCAAGTGTGACTTCATTCATGCGTCTTAGTAATTCATTAACTAGCGATACGTAAGTAGCCATAGAGTTATCCTACCGTTAAGTGTGCCGAAGGGCCAGCCTCGTAAGAGACCAGCCCGACAGACTAAGTGATTTAGGCAGCGTTGTAACGTGCTGTGAGAAGTGCCTCTGGGCGCAGAATCTTACGTCCGTAAAGGTGCATACCACGCACGATGTCAGCAAAGCTGTCTGGGTCACGGTAGTTCTCAACTTTGTTGATCTGCTCAGCAGAAGCAACAGCATCGTCCTGACCACATACGATAACGCCATAGTTAGCGTCTTGCGCAGTTACGCCAGATGTACCTGAACCAGTGCCTTTAGCAGGCAGGGCATTGGACTGATAAACACGGAAGCCGTGAATGTTGTTCAACACCAAGCCGTTTTGCAAGCCTGCTCCACCGAAGTCAGCATTCAACATGCGTGAATCTTCGTCTTTGAGCATCTCGATGAACACGGCGTCAAGTACAACCCAACGTCCACGTGCTTCTACGTTTGCTTGATCCATCTTACGAGCCATACGTGCAAGTACAGTCAATGGAGAAACAGTTGTAGCTGACAGGGCAGTTGCACCTGGCAAGCGTGGAGCCAATGGAATGGAATCACCTGCAGTCGCTGTACCAGAGATGGTCAAGCTACCGAAGTCAGTTGCGTCCAAGTGGTTTGCAGCAATGTATTCACCAGTCGCTGTCAAAGCAGTTTGCTTATCGCCAGCGGAAGTAGTGATATGAGCACCTGCAGTTGTGTGACCTGAGAGGTACGACAACACGTCTGTGTCCATAGCATCAGCCATCTTATAGGCAGCACGATCCGCAGCCAAAGATGTGAAGTCTACATTTGAAAACTGCTCTTCAATGTCATCCATTTTGAAAGCAAAGTAGTTAGCTTGGTCAATGGTGAGCGAGAAGTCAGAGTCATCAAGCTTCTCTACTGAGATACCTGTGTGACGCTGCAAAGAGTTGACTGTTACGTCTGGCTCTTTTTGAATGCGAACAGTGTCGCCTTGGTTTGCAATCTCACCAAAGTAAGAGTTGTTGGTGATTGCGTTAGTTACAGCAGAGCGGCGCAGTGCGATCTGTGCTTGTTTGGAGTAAATAATCGGGGAGAAGTTCCCGTCAAATCCACCACCAGCGGTTCCAATAGCCATAATAATTCTCCTTTATAGATATGGCGTGAGATTTAGACACTACATATCCACATTAAAAGAGGCTCTTTGTTCTAGGGTAGTCAGCGTTGCTATCAGGAGGGCCATCCTTCAAGCGCTGGGCCTATACTCAGAGGTAGTTCTTCGTGTGGCTAGTGCTTAGTTAAAAGCATGTACAAGCAGTTAATGCCTGACACTGTACATGCCTATAGTTTTATCTACGATACAAGTAATGTCAACTTATTTCTTTGATACATCGTAAATAAACTTACCAGAGCGCTGAGCATCAAAGATCTCATCCATGCGCTTCTCGTATTCCTTGATAGACATCTTAGCTACCTGCGACTCAGTGATATACTTAGAGGAATCATCTGTGTCGGGTGCTGCACGTCCTTTAGACCTAACTGAGGATGCTGCTGCTTTATCAGAACTAGACACCTTCTTAGTCTTAATACCTTGATCTGACTTATAAAGGTCAATTACTCGTGCAACAGACTTAGCGTCTTCGCTGTTCTCATACAGAGCATCCTGTACGACTTTAGGCTGCTTCTCTGCCCAAGAGTGGAACGCATCATCAGCACGAATCTCTTGGAAGTCAGGGTGAAAGGATAGCAACTCTGCTTCTGCCTTCTCACGCTTAGCTGTTGTACGTAGAGATTCAATCTCTTTTAAACGCCCATCAAGCTCAGAGGAACGCTCACTAGCTTTCTTATCAGCAATAGCTTCTACAATACCTGCAATGTCTGGGTATTTCTTAGCCCAAGCCTCTACTTCATCTTCTGACTTAGGTAGTACAAGCTCATTCTTTGTAGCAGCATCAAGCTGAGAAGCCAGATTATCAAGCTTTGCCTGAAACTCTTTCTCTTTCTCTTGAGTATGACGCCGTAGGTCACCGTAACGCTTCTTAAAGTTCTTCTCTTCCGCACTTAGCTCTTCATCTTCTTGTGCTTTGGCTTGTGGTTCTTCTTCTTGTTTGGTAGAACTCTCTGCCTGAACTGGGGGTTCGCTAGACTCTGAGCTATCGGGTTCCGCTTCAACAGCTTCTTCTTCTGTTTCATCTTGCGTTACCCCTGCTTGCTTGAGCAGTTCTTTTAGTTCTGCCTCATCACGTTCTACACGAGAGAGGTTGCGCTTATGAGACATTGAGTCCGTTTGGATTAAAGCTTCTGACATTGTATTTCCTTATGTTGGGGCCAGCCTTAGCTGGGTAGCCTTATTGTTTTATGGTAGTGAGTAGTTACTTCTTTTTCTTTTTCTTCTGCATTAAGCCGCCTGTAGCTCTTCCACTACCTCCGCTGCTTGGTGGGGCTGGATTTGCGGCTGCTGCTTTAAACTCAGCATCAATAGCATCAAAGACATCGTCATCTGTGGCAGAGTAGTCTGTAGTATCTTCCTCAAATACGTATTTATCTCCTCCGTTAGTACCGCCACCTGATATCACTGTTGGACCGTCATCATCTCCAGTTGCACCGCCTCCTTCTTGAATAGCAGCGGTTTCAGCGGCTGTAGTTGCAGCAATACTTGAAGGTGTAACAACACTCTTCTTAGACCCAAAAGTACTTCCAATCATGTCTGCAATTTTTTGAATAACAGTTGGATCATCAGACTCAACAGGCTCAACACCCTTCTTTTTCATATTCTCTAGTATCTGTTTTTCTGCGTAATTAGTTGCACCTAGACCCGCTAGACCTAACATAGGGTTAACGGCAACCAAACCTTTCATAATAGCATTTGCTTTTTTGTTTTGGTTTAGAGCGTTTTGCAGTTCTTCACCACTCATCTCGCTAAACTTCTTACCTTTTTCACCTGTATCAGGTTTAATAGGACCGCCGTAGTGTTCGTCCTTATCTACACCTGCTTGTGTTGTAACCTGAGGCGTCTGTACCTGTGTAGTACTCCAACCAGCTGCTAATTTTGCATCGTATTCTGTTTGCTGTGCAGGGAGGGATAATGATAGAGTTGTAAGACCGTCTGGGCTGTATAACATAACAGTGCTTGTTGCAGGTGTTGTTTCAGCAGCAGTAGTAGAAGGTGACAAGAAGCTAAAGCCAGCGCCATACATAGAGGGGTCAAACGTAGTCTGTGTGTTAACAGGAACAGCATTAGCAGGAGCAGTACCATCCTCTAAACCACCATTACTATAGCCTGTATTACCCATAGCTACAGGTGAAGGCTGTTGATACATACGCTGTGTAGGCTGAGGGACCATGCCACCTACTGCCATACCCATCTCTTGTAGTACAGCCATCTCTTCTGGTGTTAGAGCATTTTCAGCGCCACGAGGGTCTTCCATTCCTACAGGCTCACCACCAATCCGCCCATCAGCTTCCATCTGAGCCATACCCCGCTTAGCTTCTGAGCGTAAGTCTTCAAAGAACTTAACACCATAGAAACGCAGTACATCAGCAGGTACAACATACTCACCTTCACTTAGTTGTGCAGGAATGTCATCACGTACTTCTGAGGCCATAGAGCCGGGAGGTATCTCGTTACCACTTACAGGATCGACATTCATGCCATCATCTGAAATACCACCCTCATCAAAGAGCATCTTCATCTGGTTATCTCTATTGTTCATTACTGCTCCGCCCTCGTTAAACTTTGAGACAGATCCCATACCCGTGGCTAATAGGGCGTCTTGTTGGCCTGTGTACATATCTTCTTCTCCTATTAAACCACCTTTGGCGAACTTACGTCCTAGTATTTCTTCTATCTCACTCCTGTAAGGGAGATCTTTTACACCAGCAGCCTCTTGTGCTGCCTTTGCTTCTTCACGACTTAGTACACGGTTGACTTTCATATCACCGCCTACTACCCATGTCTCAGCATCTGCCTGACCATCTTGATAAGTATAACTTCCGCCAGAAGGTAACTTATCGTTTATGTCTGTTCTTCCACGTTCCTGCATATATTTAAGGAGGTCTTCACTGGTATCGTCAGCCATGTCTACTTCAACAAAGACTTGATCCTCCGCCCTACGCTTTACATAATACTTCTTCTGGCTTTTTACCTTCTTCTTATCCTCAGGAGAAAGTTCAGCTACTTTCTTCTTGCTAATTAGCTTTCCATCAAGGTAATTAAAACTTTTTGCTTTGAATGCTTTAGGCGTAACGCCTGCTTTTAATAGCTGATCTCTTTCTGAAGATGTGATAATAAGGTCTTCTGGGCCTAAGTGATGTGCAACAGGTTTTGTTGTTGCATGAAATCCCGGCCTAGAAGCAACAGCCCTTACCTTACCATAAGGTGCAGACTTACTAGGTTTCTCAACAGAAAAACCCGCCTCTCTTAATTTGTCTGCGGTCTCTGCATCTGGGATAGTCTGCATATCCCCTGTTGCTTTAGATTTCTCACCCTTAGATCTTGCAGCACCTTTACTTGGTACATACATATTACCGTTAGCACCCTTAAACGTAACAGGTGGCACAGATGCTGATATCCATTCTCCAACAGGTATCTCATCAGAAGCATTAACAAATAGAGGGTATAGCTTTCCATCTTCCGATTGTGTTGCTATCCTATAAGCGCTTCGTGTTTTCTTAAACGGCTCTTTAGGCTTTAACTTTACATTACCTAAACCTGAACCCATAGTATTAGGGTCAACCTCAACACGCTTAGCTACATCAAATACTTCTCTAGCACCCTTCTTGATAGCTTTAGCAGCAGCATCACCTAGACCCGGAACAAGACCTACAAGAGCAGCGCCACCCAAAGCACCCGCTAAATAATAGTTAGGCTCATCTTTCTGTAGCTCATCGTAGACTTCCTTAGCAGCCATAGCGTCACCAATGATAGGTGTAGCACTCGCAACAAAAGTAGCAGCGTCTTTAAACGACACCTCTGGAATGTCTACAGCCAGTTTCTCACCTTCTGCAGCCCAACCCAGTGCCTCTTCTGTTTGTTGGTCTAAGTCAGCCATTCACGTAGTCCCTCAAGTACTTAAGTTGTCTCAGCGCTTTGATAGCACCTTGGTGGCGGTAGATCTCAGCAGTATCTGAGAGGTTCTCCATACTTCTATGGTTTCCTGAGATGCGATCCTCTAGCTCTTCAAGAAACGCATCCCATACTTCTTTGTCATTAACTATTCGCTTAAGCGACATTGCCACTAAATCCTTGCTCACCAGGTGTTGGTGCTGTACCTACGCCCATCTGTCCACCGCCACTCCCTGTGGTGTCCTGTACGCCCTGTGGGCCTTGTCCTTCTGGCGCTGGGCCACCTTGGGGCATAGGAGCGCCTTCTGGCCCTACAGCAGGCTGTGGTGGCTGCTGGAAGCCCTTTAAGATCTCAGCTTGGATAGCAGCATCCTGCATAGAGTTTGTAACCTTGTCTGGGTCAAGATCCATAGACTTAGCAATCTCACGAATGATGTAGTCCATCTTAGCAAAAGGAGCCAGTACTGGGTTCTGTGCTACCTGCAAGAATTGCATCAAGCGCTGTGACCGTACTTCATTAGCCATCAAGCTCTCTGTACCAGATGCACGAACCTCTAAGTCACCACGAATAGAAGAGTCGAAGTCAAATTGCATGTTGAATGCAAAGAAAGCTTTACCCATAGGGCGAATCAGATAGTCATCTACGTTCTTAACTACTGCACGAATAGAGCCGTTAGCAGCAGACATAAGCATACTGATACCAGAAGCGGTACGCCCTACACCACTAACACCCGTCTGACCGTGTGCAAAGCTAGGGAAGCCAGTACTCTCATCAGCAAGTACTCGTGCTTTATCAAAGAGTTGCATGTTCTCTTGTGCTACGTTGGGGAACTTAGTGCCGAAGATAGCCTGCCCTGGAGCACCGCCTTGGCGTCTAAAGACCTTGCCGGGATACACACTTAAGTCTTGACCCGGTACAAGGTTGGTCTCATCTACTTCAATGATAAGGTTACCAGATAGAGCAGCGTTGTCAATAGCCATACGCATAAAGCCATTCATCAACGTCTGAGTATCATCCATGTTCTCAGCAATACCAATACCAAAGAAAGAATATGGGTTGTGCTCGTAGGGAACAGCGTAATAAGGAATACGTGCAGGCTTGAATGGGTTTAGTACAAAGCGTAGTACCTCACCATTACATACCCAGATGTTACAGTTAAGCTCATCAAGGTCTTTGTACTCACGGGGTATCTTAACGCCATTCTCTTCTAGGATACTTACATCGACAAAGCCCCAGAACTCTAAGACCTCCCAGCGCTCTGAGTCAGGCTGTGTATCGTCATCTTCCATTGCCATTTCCCAGTGCTTCTGCACATAGTCTGGGCCTTTAGCAATAGCAGTGTCTAGTGCATCCTTCATAAAGTAAGGGCGGCTCTTTAGAGCACGGATCTGAGTGCGTGACATCTTGTGGCGCTCAATGATATACTCTGCTTCATCCATAGATGCAGCTTCTGGATCAGGGTAGAAGTTCCAGCATGACACGTGTTGTGTTTCAGGTACTGTCTTAATGATAGGGTCATACTCACCCTCTTCATTCCAGTTAGGATACTCCTTATCTATAGCAAACGGACCTTTCATGACACCTGTGCCAAGTAAAGCCATCTCAAACGCCATAGAGCGTAGATGTATAGAAGCACCAGACTCTTCTAGCTGGTCGTGTATCTTCTTCTCCATCTTCTTAGCTGCGATCATAGCAGGATGGAATGTAACTGTAGTAGGGGTAGTACCGTCACCCTCAACAATCTTATCAGTTACAGATGAGAGCTTATCCTCTAGTGGACCCATACGCCGTGCTAAGTCTGCAAGTGTCTCACCTGGCTCAAGCTTAGTGTCAGGACCAATCAAGTAAGGCTTAGGCGCTGTGCGCTCTGTAACAGACTTTAGTGCATCCCCAGCAGCCGCTGCATTAGGGTCAGCGTTAATGTGTACAGACTCTGCTACACCATCTGGCAGAATGGAGGGGTCTACACTCATAGGGAACTTGTTATTACCAAACAGTACGTCTGTGATAGAGCCGTATGCAGCAAGTGTCTTAGTTTTAGTTACCTTAACAAATACACGAGACTTCTCTGTGTCTGTGAACTGTACATCAGAACTGTAGAGACCACGATAGTTACGATAAGCACGAAGCCAACGCTGTTCATCTGTATAACGAGAGTCCTCAGACCGTGAGTAACGCTGTTTAACAAAACTCACAACACTAGAAGTCTCTGTAAAAATACTGTCTTTAGTATCTTCTGCAGCGGTTACTTCGTCAGTCTCAAACGAAAGATCATTGATTTCTGCCATGTTTTATATTCCTTAATAGCCGAAGCTGGGATCAGATGCCTGAAAGCCTGTGCGTTGTGTTGCTGGGTTGTA